CGGTTCACCGGAGTTGCGATCACTTGTCTTGAATGTTCGTGGTCCGACGTATTTTGGGTTTTTCAACACCTGTTATAACGCGAGCGACAGCGGACAGAACACGCACATCGTGATGGACAACATCTCTATCTCCAAACCGCCGCCGACGCTGAACAGCGTGACAGACATCGGCCTGTGGGCGGACGGGTTCTCCATACAGACATGCACTAACGTGACGCTCGTGGCGACGAACTATCTCACGATGAGGGTCGGTAATCAAACTGTCAGGGTTCCCGTTGTCACGGTCTTACCATAAAGGAGAAACGACAATGAAAAGCATCATCCCGATACTGGCTCTCGCGGCAGCGATGGCTTGCGCACAAGAGGAAACGCTGCCGACCGTCACAACGCAGCCGACCACGTCCGCCGTGACCGTCGTGGAGTCTCGCGTGGTGACGCAGCAGGTGGGAGTCGTCAGGAACGTCGTGCTGACCAACGCCACGCTGAGGCAGTTCCGCATCTACTACGGGAACACGAAACGCCCGACGCGCCTGCTGGCCGTGTTCAGTGACGATAGCGTCATTGACATTCCCGCTGGAGACGTGACCTGCCTGACCAACCGCAATGTGCGAAACCGCCTGCTGGACGTCGTTCAAGAAGTAACAGAGAGGGGCACCCGAGTCTGCCCTACCAATAGAAGGGCGCCATAAGCAAGTCCGAGTGCGTTGAGGAAACAAGTCCAACAAACAAAAGGAGAAGCGAGATGAGAAGCAAGACGGCGCTGATGTGGGTGATGGCAATCTTGACGGTGGTTGCCTTTCCCTTGGTGGTGCTGGCCCAGGCGGTCAGTAATGCGGTCACGGTGATTGAGGTTCCGCAGATGGTCACTGATGTGGCCAACGTGGCGGCAAACACCTGGATCACCAAGACCTTCTCCGTTGGCGCATACGTGCTGCTGGCCAGCCAGATCATCAAGAAGGCTCTGGCGATGTTCGGGGCGAACATCGGCGGCGCCAAGGCCAAGTGGCTCGTGGCGGTGATCACCTTCCTCTCTGGAAGTATCGATGTCGTCAGTGACGGCAAGATCACTCCCAGCGATTGGGTGACCGTACTCTGCTCCCTGGCGGCTGGCGTGGGGATGTACTTCGGGTACAAGCTCCTCTTCAAGCAGCCGGTCCCGACTCCCCCGCCCCCGGCGGAGTAATCCGGTGGCAAACGGCATCATATCTCTTCTGGCGGCGGTTGGAAGCATCGTTCTACTCATCCTCCAACTCCGCCAGAAGAGACTTCAGGGGAACACTGATGCGAGACTCCAGGCCAAGAAGGATGCGCTGGCTCACGCTGAGTCCGGTGATCCCGATTCTGCTTTCAATGATGTTGTCGGGATGCCGGGCAACAAGAGTTGAAGTGGAATTGTCTGACCGGGTCCAGAAGAAAATGCCTGGAGAGACGGTCCCTCAACTCCCCACGGGGGAGAAGTACTGGGTGCTGATGACTGACGGAGCTTTCAAGCAGTTCATCAACAAGATTGAACTGGGAAAGTAACCAATGTCACCTCACGATGACAGTCTTCAAATCCGGCTTTTGGAGGAGCGTATCCAGACATCCCCGCTCCCCAACCACGTCAAGAGTCGGCAAGCAGCGAAGATGGAAGTTGCGAGGAGGATCAACGGGTCAACCAACCCATTCCGTCAGGGGTTGAAGCTGATGCTGTTGGACAGCGTGGAGGAGGCGCTGAACACCCCTGACATCTTGGTGCAGCATCGGGAGTCCTGCGCAATCTTCCGGGCAATACGCACCCTTCCAGATCACGATGCAGCGGCTCACAATCTTCGGCAACTCCTCTCCCAGCCACCGTCTCCCCGCCCCCTTTTGGGCATTGTGCGTCTGGGCAGGAAGTTCCAGTGCGAGGGTTTGACCTTTGTACTGTTGATAGTTTGCGCCACCATTTCCATTTTCGCACTGCTGGGAAATGTCAAGCAGATAGATATCAGAAACAAGGACCGTCAGATCACGGTACTCCCGGCCCACCCGCCGCATTCACGCTAGGCGCTGCTAGGATTGCCCCGGACTCCCGCCCATTCTCTCCCCCACCCCCGGTTCCTGCAATTGAACGGCGGTGGGGAGCCGTCACGGCTTCACAGCGGTATCGGGCGGGGGATTCTCGCACATCTTCTGATACACTTCCTCGGCAAACAACCCCCGCGCCAAGATAGGAATTTGGTTGGGATATCTCACGTGTTCTGGAAAGGCGTGCGATCCAGAGATGAAGAGCACGTAGCAGGGGGATTGGTGGTTACCAGCCCAGTGCATCAAGCCGTTCTCCAGGAACACTCCCGTGGCGCTGTTGGTGAACAGATAGGACATCTTGCCGAAGGGCAGGTCATCGTATCTCATCACCGCCCCAGGAAGGTCCGGGTCACCCTTGGTCCCGATCTGTACCACCTGCATCAGTTCCTTGGATACAATCTGGCACAACTCGGGGAAGAACGGGAAGTGCTTGGGGGCCGAAGCCGGGGTGGGGGCTCCAGCAGAGGGCATCAAGCAGTAGGGACCATCCGGCAGTAGCACTTCTTCACGATGGACCGGGATGCAAGAACAACCCCAATCCAGAGGCACGTTGGTTCCGCAGGCCTTGTTGACCACCCTCAACATAGCCTCCAGCAGATGTTCCCCCTTGGGCTGGACCGAATCGTACACCACGTGTTTCACCACGGCGTCATATCTACTCCGATCCACGTCACAGTCTACCAGCCGGAGTCTAGCCCCGCACTCAAAGGGTAGTTGAAGCCACCGCATTGGCACGCAGCGATAGTTCACCAAGTCAATCTCAATGTCGGGGCGATACTTGTTGAACATCTTCACGAGAGACGTGAACATCACCCAGTCGCCAAAACCAAGGTACGTTCTGCCCAAAAGGATTCTCATCTCATCCCCCTGCGTAGTTGTGCTTGCACTCCAAGCACCCCTCCCCAGTCAGTTCCACGATCTTGTTCTTGATCGCGCAACGCTGGCGATTGAGGTCACGGACCTTCAGGGCTAGTCTCCCGATCTGCGCCAAGTCAAGGTTCTTATCCGCCGCCCCGGTGCGGATGGAGTCCTCTGTAGTCCAGATGAGAGCGTTGACGTCCATCAACTCCCCGTACAATTCTGAAATCCCATCCTTGTTCCAAGGGACTCCGCTTGACATCAGGGCGACTTCTGCGCTGAACCGGCGCTGATCGTTGGGGTCTGGGAGTCTCTGAGACTTCAGTATGCAGATGGTCAAACGGTCCATCACTTCAGCGATGGACATTGGGATTGTTCTCATTGCTACTCCAGGAAGGTCCGATTCACCTTGTCTCTGTCGCAACCGGCGCACCAGTGAGGCTCCAAGCAAGTCACCTCATTCTCTCTCAACTGGAACCCCTCATCGAGAATGTTTCCCATGGCGGGAGATTGCTTATGGAAGGGCTGCATACAGTGGTATGCGACTCCACTCGGGAATACCATCAGATGAGTCTTCCCGGCGGAGCACACAGCCTTCCTTCCTGGAGTCTCCGTGGTGCGATTGGTTGGGGTGAGGGAGTTGATGAGGTCCAGTTGACCGGGCGTGTACTCGGGAGCCTTCCTGCCCGGAGGAACGGCATACGGATCAAAGTGAAAGTTGGCCTGGAAGGAACGGCAAAGACGCTGCACGGTCGGGACCATAACCAACTGATCAGGATGGCCGACAAAGTTGACGCAAACGTGAAACCCCCTGGACTTCAATACACTCACCCATCCCCAAAACTCTGCCCGCTTGGAGTCCGTGGGGTATTGGCTGGGATGATATGAGAGAGTCCAACTGATGATGGTCTCGTTTGTCCACCCAGTCGCAAGCTCTTTCATCCGATCTTGGTGCTGTGTATTGGTGGTGATTCCTACCCGGATGTCTTTGGGAAGCAGTCGCAGTAGACCGGGAATGTCCCTTGTGAGCGGCTCTCCTCCAGTGAGGTCTAGTATGGATGGGCTGAGCCTTGTCCACGCTCTTGCGAAAGACTCCCTCCACACTTCCATATTGCGCAGGTGGTCGGGAAGCGGGTGACGCATCCCGTCTCTCCCTCCTACGTTCTGCCAGCAGTAGGGACAGCTGAATGGGCAGTCCCAGGTGACAAACCAGACGGCGCTTTTCATCAGTGGAATCTCTCCCCATACCAGGGCAGTCGGGCGTGTACTACGATTTGAGTGGAATCCCAAATCAACTTGAATCCTCTTGCGATGGCGTCTTGGCAGAACGGGTAGTGCTCAGTCCAGCAGGGGTGTCCCCGGTATTGACAGTCATCCGCAAGAAGTTGGTATGGGAAAAGATAGCAGCACCCCACGGAGCCATTCAGAGCCCATAGCCCCGGCTCCCCTCCAATTTCATGTGGCGACATCCACGGGAGAGTTGGGGATGCTTTTCTCTCGTTGTGAATGAACCCCGTGGTATCATACCATCTTTTGTCCCCAGCCGGTTCCACCAGTATGGTGGGAGCCACGATGGCTTTGTGACGGCGCGATACGTCAATGAGGCGGGGGATGATATTGAAGTCAGAGATTCCGTTGATGTCCGCATCCATCCAGAACACCCAGTTGATCAGGTGTTTCTTCCCTCTCAGATGGCGGTTGATGAGCCTTTGTCTGATTCTACCTATGTGCTCTCCTCTTGCGGCCTGTCCATGAATTTCTTGATCCCCCTCGGAGACTTCCAGAAACAGCGTGGTGTCATAACCTTCCCTCCCACAAGCCCTCATTACGTGGGAGAGATTCTCAAAGCAAGCAAGCCATAGCTTGTCCGCCATATTAGGCTTCACCAAGCAGAGGATTGCCACCTTTTCGTTTCTGTTGTTCACGCCGGGACTGTCCTACGCTTGCGAGGGACCGCAGCGGCTGGGGGCTGTAATACGGTGGGGGAGCCTTTCGGGAAAGCCCGTAGAGTGGATGTCCTGTTGATTCTCTGGGCCACGAAAGTGATGTCAGCGGCGTCCATCAGTCCCTTGAGGTGGGTCACGATGATCATCTGAATACCAAGACGCTTGCTGATGCTTTGTAGCAAGGAAACGAGTTGGGGGAAGTCCGCCTCATCCAAGCAACGGAACGGCTCATCCAGGAAAAAGGATGGACGATTGGGGTTGATGCCATATAGGCTGATTCTCAACCCGAATGATGCAACGTCTACCGGACCCCCGCCGGTGGAGGACATCGGATCAAACTGATTTCCATCTCGCAGGAATGACAGGTTGGCCTCGCTGTATCCTCTCGCTGTATCAAACTCCAACCCCATCTCATACGGCTCTTCCATCATCGTGCTGAAACAGGTGGTGACCAGATTGGTCAGTCGGAACTTGAGCAGCCCCTGCACTTCTTGCGCCGCAGATTGTAGGAGACTTCTTGCTGTGATCTGATCTTCCTCTCGCTGCTTGAGGTCAGCCTGCTCTTGAAGTAGGGCGGACTGCTGCTGACGCAACAGCCCCCTCTCCATAGTCTTGCCCACGAGGAAGGTGTGGGCTGGGGTGAGCCGGTCAAGCAGGTTTGGCAGGTTGGAAGGCACTCTCAAACTCCGTCAAAGCCTTTTCCAATTCTGAGATCAGTCCGGGAATCTCGCCCTCAAGTTGTTTCTCAAGGGCTAGACCCTCCTCAAAGGTCTTCACTCCGAAGTCCCGCTGGAGAGCCGTGGAGTGGGCTTGGATCTGCCCTTCCAATACGGCCAGCTGCTGACGAGCGTTGGCCAGGTCTTGCTGCCCCTTCTTCAATCGGGCAAGCAGTTGTTCTGGGGACTGGTTAGGCATTTCCGGCTCCTATGGCTTTCAGCATCCACCCCCGCACCCCTTCGGACACAGACGGGAGTTTGGTCATCTGCTCCACCACTTCTTTGAAGTCTAGTTTCGGCCCCTCTATTCTGGATTGGAGACTGCTGACGAAAGTCTCTATGCGCTCATCGGCTTTGGCCTCATCCAAGTGGTCTCTGGAAACTGCATCTGGATCTATGGGAATGTTGATGGTCTCCACGTCTGCATTCGGCGGGACTCCCCTGATGAGAACGCACTGGGGTTGGAAGCCGATCTGGTCCGCTGATCTGCGATAGAATGAGCCTGGATTTACCCACAACCTTGGATTGTTGCGGTTGTTGATATGGATGAATCTCTGGTGGTTGTCCCCGGAAACCACGATGTCTGCCCAATGGAAAAGCTCTCGCTGCTTTTCCAGTTGAGCGGAATCTTCCACGGAGGGGTACGGCTTCTGGGTGGACCACACCATGCGGTGAGTGAGAGCAACGATGGTGGGGCTGATACAAGTGTCGTTTGATATTTCAATGTCCGGGGCTTTGGGCTCCACCCCCCAGGGGACTCCCACCACCACCCAACTTCCTCCTGGAGTGTCCCTTCCTGGAAAGCAAACCTCATTGTCCAAAAGCACTCTGACTCTGGGTAGGGCGTCAAGGACTGAGATGGCGGATTTGCCCAACAGACCCAAGTTGTGGTTCAGTAGATCGTGCTGACCGGGCACCAATACGATATTGAAATCCCCCAGGTATTTCTGCCACCAGCGGGTGACTTGGATCAGAACGGAAACGTGAGGGCATGGCACATCGAATACATCTCCAGCAACGAGTATCCCGTCCACGTCGTGTTTGCGCGCCACGCCTCCGATGAACGCTGTCTTGCGTTCCAGGGTCTCCATCCAGTTGTTCCGGTCCCTCCGGCAAACTGGAGGGGTGCCGGTATAGTGGAGATCAGACAGTGCCAATAATGGTCGCATCGTCTACCTTTTGGTTGCAGGTGGGGCAGTTGGTGATTCCCAGCCCCCGGATTCCATCCTCAAGTCTTTTGATGTCCAGCAGGATAGTTTCCGAACGAAACAACCCTGATTGCAAAGCCCCGAACAACCGTTTGAATGGAACCATTTTATTGTAGGCGGTGGCCAACTGTTGATAGACTTCCTCTGCTCTTTGAATGGTCAGGGAAGCGGCAGCCAGGCACGCCGATCTTGCCGCTGTCCAGGGGGACTTCTCCCGAAGGAATTGGAGATGCGGGAGGAGTGTATTCAGTTTCTGTCTACTCTGGTCCAGTTTCCCGGCGGCATTTTCCGCCGTGGAGAGGCTGAGTGAGGCGAGGGGTGTCCAGAAGTCTTTGCCGTCAAGAGCGTTGCCCAACTGATCCAAAACGGGAGACAACTTGGACTTGATTGCGTTCTTGGCGGACAGCCGGGCACCCAACTCTTCTGCCGTGGTAAGAATCTGAGCAGCAGCGACTCGGGGGGCTAGGCTCCTCCTGTCTTCCTCTGCGGCAGATATAGCATCCAGCAACAAAGTCAATTCCTTGATTTTCCCCTCTTTCTGAACCAGTTCTTGGTACAGGGCTTCCATCGCCTTGTACATCTCCCAGCCCCGATCTATGTCTGGTAGGGCACTCAGTTGCTGGGCGACTTCATTTCCTCTTTGCTCGTTGATCGTCAAAGCCGTTCCGGTCGTGCGAATGAAGGAGTTGGCTGAGGATAGAGAGGAGTCAATCAGTTCCAGATGGGCGAATTGGTTGAGCCTTCTGGCAACTGATCCGGCGGATTCTTGAAGCAGGAACGGGGTATCAAACTGGGATTGGAAGTTGAGGCTGGAAAGGTTGAGGAGCTTGGTAATGGGTTCCGGCAATCCCGCCTTGAAGTGCTCGAAAACTTCCTCACGACCATCCGGGTGCGTGAGATGGATGCGGTTGACGGAGGATGACCGGATGCGCTTGATCACCTGACCAGAGTCCAGGGTGATATGCACTTCTGTGGACTTGGTGCCGCGCCTTCTGTAGTCATCCCCTCGTGGCTCATCCTCAACTACCCAACGGATGGCGCGCAGCACGGAGGATTTGCCCGCATCGATGGGGCCGATGAAGACGTTGATGCCGGGAGACAGATCAACCGTTTGATCTGAATACCCCTGCCAGTTGATCAGTCTGACTTGTTTGATCACGAGTTACCACGGCCACATTCCGTGCCTGTGCAACCACATCCCAACCGGATCACCGGGGTTTCGGCTCCCGATCTCAAGCCCCAATACAAAGAATCCCCAGCGTCCAGGCCCCACATGTTGTTTGTTGCGGAAGATTCCCACCCGGTCCCCCGGACTCCTCCACTTCATCTTCCACCACCCCAATCGCCCCAACCAAAGATACCTCAGCAGTTTCACTTCCCACCTCATCCTGTTGTTGGCACGGTGCGTCTGGGACTGTATACCGGCTTGGGGGCTTCCAGCAGACCCCAGCTCACCGCTTTTCTGCGCCCATACTCGGCAATCAGTAGGGCATCCGCGTTGGCGTGAGTAACTCGCATCGATGGGAAGAGTTCCATTGCTCGCGCCTTGGAAATGTTTTTGTCTCCGCCAGTCCGGCAGTTGAGATCACGCTGCCAAATCTGGGGCCGCACCCTCTCAAATCTCCCGCAGCCTAGCCCCAAGCAATGCAGGAAGCCGAACGATGATCCGAAGGTGAAGCAGGAAGCCACCCCCTGCCCAGGCATTGAGTGCACTTCCTCCAGAAAGAAGGCGGCGGCTCTGTGCTTGAAAAGGTCCAGCCAAATCTTCATTTCCAACTCAGGGCCGGAACAAGCTATCCACCCCTCAACTCCCCCGGAGAGCCGTAGAGCAACCAAGGCTCCTGATCTGCCGGGGTCCGCCCCTATGACAAGCAGCTCAGCGTGCGACGTTGGGACAGGGCTTGTGTTCCCGCCCCTACCGTTGGCCAACGCCCCGTTTGGAGACTGTTCCAGTGCATCCATTGTCGTTCCTCAAGTAGGGAGAGCATATTGAATTCTACGCAAACTCTCCTCAACTCCTCCAAATCCAATTTGAATGGCTTGATAGGTTGCGGTGGGGTGGTGGGGAACGGGAGTTCCACCAAGGCGCGATTCCGAACGATGGTTGCCGCATTCTCTTGTATAGAGCGCATTGCTTTGGAATCTGGTTTGAGCAACCCCCGGAGGAACTTGATTGCTGTTTTCTCCCCGACTCCCGGCACCCCCGGCACCTCATCCCCCGGACAGCCAGCGATGCTTTTCACCTTCACCCACTCAGACGGGTGTATTCCAAATTCAGCTTGAAACAACTCCCCATCCATGTATTTCTCTTCATACGGCTTCCCCTTGCGCGGGACTGGGAATGATCCTATGGTGACTTGGGGGAAGGTGAGGAGTTGGTACAGATCGTGGTCGCTGGAGATGATGAAGAATTTGTAGCCTGCGGGCAAGAAACCGTTGTCAGACACGAGGGCTGCTATCAAGTCATCCGCCTCCAATCCCTTGGACCAGTAGACGGGTATTCCAATGCGTGGGAGAATGCTGTCTCGCAGTATGTCGAATTGCCTCCAAGTCTCCTCCATCTCCACTCTCTCCTCTGGGGTCATCTGGGAGTGGCGCTTGGCTTTGTATCCAGGAAAGAGTGCTTGTCTGGCGGTTGGACGGTCATCCCAGAGCGTGTAGACGCAGCGGGCATTGAGTGAGCGGGATAGGTCTATGACCCTCCGCAGAAACCCATATATCACTCCAGTCCCCGCCCCGCCAAATGAAAGGGCGCTGCCCATCGTGTGCTTGGCTTGATATCCGATGTAGTGCCCGTCAATTAGCAGAAGGTTCATCTGCCCACCGGTTCCTGCGGTTCAGCTGGCACTCCTCCTCAAAGGTCCGCCAGCATTCCGCCAGATAGGAGTGGAGATGAGGCACCAGACCCTTGTTCTCAATCTGGCGACATAGAGCCAACATTCCGCCGTTCACGGACACGTCCCAGTCGGCGGGTATTGGAAACTTGTACTTGATGAGCCAGGCGACAGAGGCTTGAGTGTCGTCCATTCCAATTTCATAGTACACCGGAATGTCAATCCGGCGGAGCCGTCCGCACGCCCGATTCTTGGTGAATCTCCAGTGGGTTCCGGTTCCCACCTGAGTCTTTTGCCCACGACGTTCCAGACACAACTCCCCGGTGGTATTCAACCAGACGATGTGGTGGGGGTAGAAGTCCAGTGCCTGTCCGCCCGATCTGGTATTCACGCTGTATGAGGTGGGGTTGGTTTCATCTCTCGTTTGGGAGATGATGACGACCAGTGAGCCGCTGCTTTCAATCTGTTCCATCATCGTGCGGAAGAACTGGGAGTTGAACTTGGCCTTCTCCATTCCATAGGAGCCTTTGCCCTTTTTCTTGTTCCCCTTCTCATCCACGGCCTCTGGATCTTCCTCAAGCTTCTTGTCGATGAAAGCCAGTTCTTCATTGGTGGTCAGGCCGTCCATCGAATCTAGGACATACGCAACCGGACCCTCGTTCATCGCTTGCCGTATGTTCTTGTGGAACTGCTGCGCGGTCCCGCTGGGCTGGATGGTTACCCGCTCAACGGTTCTTGACCCAAACATCGCCCGTATATCAAAGGCGTTCCCCCTCTCCACTGGATCATATATCAACTTCACATCGTCATAGTTGTGATCGTGGGAGAGTTGGGCGAACATTGTCAGCGCACCCAGCGTTTTCCCCGATGAGTTCCCTCCAATGATGTTCACCATCGTCCCAGCCATCCATCCTCTGTCTCTCCGCTGAGATACAGCGAGATTGAGGAGGGTGCACCCCGTTGGAAAGGTTCTGACATTGTCTACGGGGGCGGTTGATTCTGGAAGGGCTGGAGTTGTGCGACGGCTCATGACAGCTTCCACGAGGAAACCCCCGCCACTCAGCTGGTACTCCAGGCTGAATTATGGAACTGTGTCCGTGGCGGGAGAGGGGTTGGGATCAACTACCGTCTGACGGGTCTACGGGAAACAGGAATGCCGCCGGCCTGCGGAGCCGGAGCCGGAGCCGGAGCCTGGGGTTGGGCCGGAGCCGCTGGGGCGCCACCCCAATCTCCAAACGATGTTTCCGCCGGAGCCGGAGCCGGGGCTGCAGCCGCCGGAGCCGCAGCCTGCGGAGCCTGCGCAGCCTGCGGAGGCAACCATCCCCTTCCGGCGCACGGCACGCACTGGCCCCCACGACTGGACTTCCCTCCTCCATTGCAGGCCGGGCAACGAGTCGCCCCTTCAGGAGCCTGGGGTTGGGCCGGAGCCGGGGCCGGGGCTGTAGGAGGGGCGGACTGATCCGGGGCCGGAGCACGGCGGCGGGGGGAGTCCGTGACGGGGGGTGCCGCCGGAGCCGGAGCCGGGGCCGGGGCTGTAGGAGGGGGTGGGGTCTGCGCAACCGGCGCAGGCGGAGCCGCCCTGCGTGACGTAGGAGCCTGGGGGACTTCCTGGGGGAGTTCCCCAGAGGAGACCCCGTCAGGGTCCACCACGGCTCTGCCCGCATCCGGGGGAGCTTCCACCCCGAAGTGCAGCTGGTACAATTCGGCGTAGGACATCACATACAGGATGTTGTCCAGGTCCAGCGCTTCCTTCACCACCGACACATCGTAGGGCTGCTGACGGGGGATGAAGTCCACCCGATCGCAGGCGGTGAACGAGCTTCCACCATCTCCAGTCTTCTCATTGAACCGGCACTTCAGGGTGTATCCCCTCGCCAGGCTGGGGTATGCGGTGCAGGCCGGGTCAGAGGATTGGAGGTCCGTGATGATCTGCTTCTCAAAGTTCCACTGAGAGAAGTCGAAGATCATCACGGGCTGATCCTTCATCTGGAGATCAACGACGTTGAACAGCACGCGCTTCCTGGGGCGCAGTGAGTCCACGCGGTTCCGGTCGGTGCTCTTGTCCCGGCTGAGCCGCTGCCGGTCCTCACAGACCGGGCACGGACCCTTGCCCACCGACACCGGGCACACGATGGCTTTCTGCTCGTGCCCAACGCCATAGTGAACGCTGAAGTCCTTTTTGTAGTACAGCTTGCCGGGCTGGATTCCCCGCGAATGGTGAGGGGAAGTCACCAGATAGGGAATGATGTCCAGGAAGTAGATGGACGGCTGAGTTCCACGCACCTTGGGCTGAAACTCGGGGAAGCCCTGAGGAAGAATCAGCCAGCTGTCTCCGCTGGCCACCCTCTGGGCATCCCGGCGGACGACATCAACCTCAATGTCGCCAACGTCAGTGGGAAACGGGTTGTTATTCACTTTTGTTCTCCTGCTCTGCTTTGGGCTGTGATGATTTGATACCACTGAACAGTCCCTTACTCCAAGCCCGTCCCCACAGCCACAGGATTCCGGGAATGATGAGCAGGACCAGTACTGCCACTCCAGATGCGACTTTCCAGAAGGTGCTCACGTTGAAGCCTCAGTCGGGATGGGTCTGCGACGGCGGGAGTTGAACTCATCCAAAGTGGGGAAGATTCCTGGAGGGATTGTGCCGGCAAGAGAGGGGCGTGCCGGAATAGTAACAGCAGGGCTAGACTCCTGATTCAACTCGCCAGGGATTCCCAGAGCGTTGATGATCTCCTGCTCAACCGCCTCGTGGAATGCGGAAGTTGCCTGGAAGTGTTTGGCACGAATCTCATCGAGTTGGTGAGGAGTTCCGGGGGCGTGGAAGTACCCTCGGCACCAAAGGTTGATTGCCTCTTTGAGATTGGCGTCTCGCTTGTGAACGGAGAACATCATAGAACGTGCGCTGTCCGCCTTTGCCATCGCCTTCAGCCAGTCAGTTTTCAATTTCTGGTGGCGGGGGTGATTCCTCACAAAGGTGTCGATGCTGCTGTCGGTGAACTTGGTGCCGGACTTCTCGCATCCGGTTCTGAACTCTGCGGACAGTTCCGCTTTGCAGAGCTTCAGCCCCTCCTCAATCTCTCTCACTTCGGCTTGAGCGGAGTCCACCGCCTTTGCGGCCTCATAGTACAATGAGGGACTGGCCTCCAACTCTACTTCCAGGTGGTGGAGGTCGATGCGGAGTTGCTGCTCAAAGGTCTTCATCGGGACTTTATACCTGATTCAACCTTTGCTGTATACTACAGTCAGGCAGGAAATGGTGAGACCATTCTTGCCAGTGTTGTAGTACGGTTCCTTGAAGGCAAACATGATCTTCGCCAGTTTGGGACTCAAGGCTCCGTTCAACAAGATGGCGTTGGCGTACCCCAGCACGGCTCTCCTCACCGTCTCCTCCGGCTGGTTCTTGAATCCGCGCAGGCAGTTGGCAATCTCTTTCCAGTCCGGGGAGTCTCGCTGGAGGAGCTTGATGATGTCGGCCACCTTGCTCTCCCTCTCTGCCATCTCTTGCACTTTGACAGACATCTCCTCAACCGGAAGCCCGATGATGCCGTCCAGAATCTTCAGAGCAATAGCAGGACTGCCCATTGCGTATGACGCAATGCTTTCCACGATCTGCTCAGGCACCGGCACTGTGCGATTGTCCTGAACTTCACTTGCCACCACTTCATTGAGAAGCTGCTTGATCTCATCCGGCTCGCAGGAGGAAACCGGATATTCAGTCAGTCTCCGCCGGAACATTGCATCCAGCTTCTCCGGCTCCCCGGTGCAGAACAGATAGTACACGTGCTTGGGCGGTTGCTCAATGATCTTCAAGAGCCCATCTTGGGCCTTCGGGGTAAGTCCCTGGCACTCGTCAAATACGAACACCCGCACGTTCGCCCGCAACGGGGCTAGACGGCTCACGTCACGGACATACCCCACGATGTCCTTGCCGCCAAAGTCTGCGTTGTTCATCTCCTTGTAGTCAGGGTTGGCTGACTCCGCCTCTTCAGGATTGTAAACCCCCATTTGATTGGCGAGGATTCTGGCGATGGTGGTCTTGCCGCAACCGGTGGGGCCGTGGAGCAGGATGGCGTGGGGCCGATCTGCGCGCTTCACCCAGGTTCTCAACTGCATCTTCAGCCCGGCATTCCCGATGACCTGATCCATCGACTGGGGCCGATAGTCTGTGGTGAGGGACATTGGAATCTCCTATGCTGCCTTGAACTTTTTCTTCTTGAACCAAGACTCCCCAGGAGGGGCCACCTCAAACTCTACGTCAAGTGGAACTTTCAGCCAGGTCCAGGTTCTACCTATTTCTGAAATCATGATTTCTTGCGCTAGTTCGATGAATTGCTTCAGTTCGCCCTCGGCAACCATGGCGAGGATGCTGTCGTGGATCTGCGCCACCAAATATGACTTCATCCCCCTGCGCTTCATCTCTTCTGCCAGCCGGTAGAATGATCTCAAGCAGCAGTGGAAGGCGGAGCCTTGAACTGGGTAGCATACCACGTCACGAGGATACATCACGCTGAAGTACCTGAAGCCAGTCAAGGAATCAAAGTACCCGCGCTGCGTATACCCCCTCACCCATCTCTCTTTCCACTCACGGTGTTCGGACAGCCGGTCAAACCAGAATATCTGATCTTCCTTTTGCACCAAGGTTTCGTATGCATTGGGATCACCCCGGAACTGGGGAGACAGGTGATCATATCCTTTGGCCTTCAGATGATCCAGCAGCTTCCTTCCATCCTTCATCCTCAGCCCATCGGGCTTTGTCATTTGTCTCCACAAAGCCCTTGCGATGTTTTGAGGGACTGATCCATAGAACTTGGCAAACACGTTCTT